TACCAGATTGCTGACTATCACTGTTACTACCGTCTCCACCAGTAGTTTCAGCAGTATAGTTTGGACAAATATCGTACAAACCATTAGGCTGCTTCGGGGCAGCATAATAACTACCCCACTGATGTAGATAGGTCTCAATATCCTGAACTATCGCATTTCTTGCGGCTTCCATTCGTCGGGCGAGATAGCTTTTAATCCTAAACTTCCCTGAGTTCTTCGCATCGTCGATGACTGAGCGGTTCACGTCAACTAAGAAGTAACGCCAGTTCCATATTCCCATAGTATCCAAATCTGGAGTACTTTGGTCTAATACAGAACCTTTGTCAATTCTCTGCGTTGACTTTGTACCGTAACCTACAGTACGAGTTACATACTCACCACCGACTTGCGGAGTTAGGCAGTTATGATACTTCAAAGCTGCCCAAAAGACTGTTGCATCTAGAACATTATCAACAACTTCCGGACGAATCTCATACCAAGTATTCGTGAAGTCATCGTCAATAGTTCTAGTAAGAGTTGGTAATGTTACAGCCATTCAATCTCCAACTTAGTAAGCCCTTTCAGTTTCCCCTCTTTGAGCCATAATCTTATCAAGGCCGGCATCAATTATATCCCTGACACCAACTATTCCAGATTTACGACGCTCAGAGGCACTAGTCTTTCTGACCCGCTCTAGCCCTTCTTCACCTTCAGCGGTTCTATCGACAGGAGACCGTACCATTGTAGTGTTCGGCTTCTCTCTATCTACGTCTTTTTGTGAGACAGTAGCCTTGGCTTTTCGAGACTTAGCCAGAAGATAAGCATCTTCGACCGAAATATGAGGAATATCCTGCATTATAACTGCAGCCTCACTTTGGTACTCATCAAAGTCAGGGTTCTGTGCTTTTACATCTTTAGTATCAATTACAGTAGCAACTTGCATAATTGCTTTCTGTGTTTTAGATATTTCGTTTACCAAATCTTGTACCTTTGAATTAAGTACTTGACTTTGTTGTTTTTGCCGAGCCTCAAGAGCAGTTTCCAGACTATCACTAAACAAGTTAATTAGTTCTTTGTTGGTAAGACTATCATATTTATCATCGTCTTCAGCCATCTTAAGTATCTTCTTCAAATCAGCATCTTCAGCTAACTTATTAGCTTCCTCGGCATCTTTCTCAGCCTGCTCTGCTTGCTGCCTCTTTAATTCTGCGTTCTTTTGCTCTTGCAATTGCGTCTTCAAGACTTGACTCTCTCGTTTCATTTCTTCCAGCTGTTTCTGCAACTCTTGTACTGCTGGATTGTTCTGCTCCAGCTGTTTCTGTTTCTTTGCTTCCTTCTGAGCTATCGCTAGCTCCAGACTCGGATTCTCCGGTTTGAACTCGTTTGCCATTACTTGGCCCTTTCAGTTTTTGGTTTCTTCGATACATTCTTACCTGTTGCTTAGACTCTTGCTTTATTGTACGAATCACTCGCATCAATTCTCTTTTTGTGAAGTGGTCTTCGCCGTTACTACCAAACTTGGCGGTACACGCTCCAGAGTCTAGCATTTCAATTACAATAATTCTCGGCATTTTTATTCCTTACCCATCAAATATTACTCCAAAATATCCATCTCTAAATCATTCTTCTTAGCAAATTCCTTAGCCTCTTTCTTAGAATAGAAAGTCTCACCTTTGGCTGATGCATGTTCGAGAAAGATTCCATCTGCTGGCCAGATGTGGACACTGACCGAGCTCGGAAACAGTCGCTTAAGCGTCTCGTGACATTGAGAGCACTTAAGCACCTCATTTTTATCTTTTACTAAAACATCTTTCTTAACCACACCACAGCTCGGACATTTATAGTCATAGATTGGCATTGAGGTACTCCATAATCACTTCTTCCATCTGCTCATTACTTAGTTCTACTAATTGCTGATTTGAAACAATAATTTGACCACAACGAGCACACTTCCACTACAAAAGCTTAAGAATCAACTCATGAACACAAGGATAGCCATAAGCAAAGTCCTCACCACACCTAGGACATAAGAGCATTCTGTGTACCTCCTTGAGGCCCACTATTAGTTGTTAAACCTGCCCCAGGTCTAGCTCCACCTTGTTGTTGAGGACGAGGAATAAGCCTCTCAAAGCTTGGGTCATTTGCTGCATCAAGCATATAGTCATAAATCGCGTTAATATCAGCTCCAGGTAATTGCATAAACTGTATAGCAGTCATAACTGCCTCAACTTTTCGTTGTGCCCTGCTCAGTTGACGTTTGTTTGCTAGTGATAAGTCATAAAGATAATCGCCCGCTATCTCATCAGCTGTAAATCTAAGAAACTCTCTATCAACCATAGCATACATAGGACGTTTAGTGAACGCAAATGTTATCTGGTTCATCTTAGACATTGCTTCACAATACAAAGTTGATACAACATTTTGCCTAAGAGTTTCCCGCCTCTCTGCTCCCATCTGAACAACTCCGGTTTCTCGAGCAGTTCGTCTACTACTAACATCAAACTCTCCCATTTGGTTACGACTGAGACCAACTACCTCTCTAGCGTCTTGTCTATTCGCTCGACTTTGCAGTTCAAACTCCATAAATGTACCTTGTGGAAATGTCTGAACCTTACCAGTTAAATCAGTAGTGTCGGCCTCCTCAACAGCTCCAACATCAGCACTGATAAAACGATTGAGCTCATCACGACTCCTAAACACTCCCTTAGCAATGAGAAACTTCAAGTTGTTAATTCTACGTTGCTTTTCAGCCTGTAACTCAATATCAAACTCTTTTTTCTGCAATCTTCCAAGATAATGTGCAAGAGGAGTACTCCAAAACCATCTAGGGTGAATCACAAAAGTATCACTAACATAAGGAGTTCCGGCAATCACTTGGATAGGGTCAATAGAATTTCGCAAAAATCTGTCATAGTCATAACAAATTACTTTAATAGTATTGTCAGACCTATCACAAATCTCCCAAATTTCATTATACAATACTCGCGTATTCTCTCTATAACTAGCAGAATTCTTTTGGTCTCTGAATTTCTTCTTGGCAGCCCCAACATTAAAGAATGTATCGACATAAGATTCCATAGAATACTGAGGCTCGAGTCGAGACTTATTGACATACTTTGGGTCACTTTTAATTGCTGTATTAAGCCTAATTGACCTATGAGCTACCCAAGGAGCAGTGTCAATACTAGTAGTACCCCAAGGAACAACTATGTCATGAGGATTTACTGCCATACACCAAGGCATCCCAGGGTTGCTTCTACCAAACTCAATTCGATTACCTTTTTTGTTAAACTGAGTTAAAGTCATGCCAGAAGGCATTGTAGCCGTTCCAGTATCAAAAAATAAGTCGTAACCGAATTCACTGTCATATCCAATCTTCCAAATAGCTCTCCCAAACAAGTATGCGTGTAGAGTTGATCTAGTTGCCTCATATTTAAGCTTCAGCTTCCTTATTAAGTAATTGTCCCAACTCTCAACGATTGGAGCTCTATCAACACCAGCAGGATGTTCAGGGGTAACTACAATCTCAGGGTTTGGTACATTAAGACTGCTTAACAGTGTATCACCCATTGAGAATACAATATTAGCCCCAAGGGCTGTATCACTTGCAATATCATTTAGATAATCATCCTCAAGTTTCTTCCAACTATCCTCCCGACCAAACATCTCTCGAAACTTGAGGCCATTGTCTATTTCAACACACCAGTCTTCTGGAGTCATTTTAGTCATTTTTCAATGCCGTCCTACCAAAGTTCTTTGTCTGTTGTACCATAATAGCATTCTCAGCATCACTATTATGAGCTTTTCCTTTAGGTCTCCAACCATGCTTAACAGCCTTGGCAACTCTCTCAAACCTATCTCTAGCCGCCTCGGACCTAAAAGTCCTAACCTCTCCACTACTCATTCTTAGTTTTCGTTTTCCAATCTTCATTGTCAAACACCTAATTATAACTATACTCTCTATACCCTTGATAACGCTCAGCCAACTGCCCAACATCGTAAGGATAAGATCTTAACTTCTTAGTTCGACCTTGTAACTCTTCTATAATTGCAGCCCCAGAGAATGGATCACTAACCAATTCCCGCCTTTCCTCATCTTGAAACGATTCAATAGTATTATACCAGAATTCAATTTGCATACTTAGTGCATCAGCTAAATCATCGTGTGAGCCTTTAGGAAATGCAAGTAACTCCTGCTCAAGCTCGTTCATGCTAGGTTTGATAACAACTCTCTCATCAGCAAAATAAGGTTGTAAACCCCTAATCCTCTCAACTTTTGAGCCTTGTAAACTCGTCAACTCATGAATGTAAGCTACTATATTAGCCTGATTCATTCGTTTCCTTAACCAATAATTAATAGTTCGCTGATAACCTATCGACTCAACTAGCACTTCCATAGGTTTATAAACTCGTATATGGTCAAGAATTGCATTAACTGTCTCTCCAGGGTCAAGCCGTCCCCTAGTATAATGAACAACATAGATTTTGTGCTCCTTAGGCACAACCGCCGAGGTCAATACAACTACATAATCTGGGTCTGATGTCTCCTCTTTCTTAGCTGACGCCAAATCAACTGATGTTACATAGTAAGTATCAGCATGTTTGTCAATATTGTCATAGTACCGAATCCAATCTCTCTTAAAGACTTGATTGATAGCAGCAGTAGGGAGGTTCATGTAGAGACATGCAAACATATAAGGCCCTTCAGCCTTCTCAAGTTCTCTAGCCACACTCTTGTCAAACCTATTCCATACAATATGCCCTCCACTCTCAGGTCTAACAGGATTGCCTAAGTCATCTTCGTAAAGAGAGCGAGAGAGGTGTATGTAATTAGAACTATTTTCCATAATCCATCCTTGTAAGTCCCTCTCAGCCCATCTAGTACCTACGACAATTATACGACTTTTTAGTGGATGAATTAATAAAGGATGGCATTGTCTATGCCAACCAATAGCCTTCTCAATATCAGCCTGTGTTGGTTGTTGTACTATCCCTGTCATATCATCCTTTTTAGGAGCTATTGTGTCATCTTCGATAATTTCATCATAGTGCCTCGAAGTTGTGGCAGTCCCAACACCTGCAGCCTCAAAAGTACCCTCAGGATGAGACGCAGTTCTATTAACAACTAAGCATTCATTTCTCCAAGTATTCCCCGTCGGAGGCAATACTTCAGGGTACAAAGCTCGGAATAACTTATTCTGTTCAAAAATATTCTTAATTGCCCCAAGCTTTTTAGTAGCATTAGAATAACTATTTTGAACTACAAGAATTCTAACATTTGGGTCATTAATAGCTCGCCAAATTGGATAAGCTATCGAACAAATCGTACTTTTGAACCAAGTACGAGGGAAAGTTACCATTAGACGAGTAAAGTCTTTATAATTTTCCAAAGACTTACACAAAGGCCCATGTATGTTAGGGTCTAAGTCCTTGAATCCGAGTATTCCACGAGCCAAAAAGAACAAGGACTCCTTACCTTTTCGTCGATATAGCTCTAAAATACTTTCAGTCTCGTTACCAGACGTACTCATCATCCTTCTCAAACTGTCTCTGTATATCCATAATTATGCCAAGAAATACATCACCAGACATATAAACCCCAGGTTTCTTAGTAACATGACTACCAACCTTATTGCCTTCAGGAACAATCATCAGTTCTTCCTTCAAAGTTGGGTGTAGCTGTATCGCCATAGGATGACTAGTCGTACAGCTACACCAAAGGAGAACAGACAAACAAAATATATTAACAAGTTTTCTCATACTAGTACTCTGCGGTGCTTCGCTACAGCTCGCTTCGCTCGCTTTCGCTGCAGCTCCTCGGACGGTTTTGTTTTCGGCAACGGTTCAGCACTTGGAAAATTTTTACTTTTTCAATCGTTGAAAAAGGGAGGAGAGTTGCCGAGGTAGAACCGTCACAAACTACCATTATTAGTCCCCTCCCTCACTAATTTTGGCGGTTTGGGTACTTATAATTTCTTTATCTTCGACCCGCGTTGGTATCAGTTCACGTTCTAACTCTAATGTTTCTTTCAATAGTTGTAGGTCTTCTCGACTAATGTTTATTATCGGTTTATCGTCAGTTTCTTGTCGGGTTATTTTAGTTGTGCCTGTCCGGTCTAAGATCGATTCAGCCGATCTAAGTTGTAGGGCATCAGTACCAAATTTTAGGCCGGCAACTAGTTTTTGGGCGGCTTCAGCCGCATGCTGCTGTAAGATGTCATGGGCGGTTTGTACTTCGGACTCTGCAAGTTTTTCATCGTGGTCTTCTTCATAGGCCGAACGCCTTGTTGCCAACTGATGTTGAAATGCCCCGCTGTTAATAATTATACTTACTTGCCGCTGAGACATATTTAGTTTCTCAGCGATTTGTTTGACCGTCATGCCCTCAACACAGTAGTCGATTATTTTGTTATGTCGAGGGTTTAGTTTTGTTATTTGTACTGAGGTCATACCAACCTCCATTCTTTGTTTTGTCTTTTTTTGACAACAATTTTGTAGCCATAGATTGTTATCGTCTTTGGTAATCTAAACATTTTTTCATCCTTACTGCTTTGTTTTATTGTTGCTATGTTTGGTCATAATGGATAGACAGTTGATGAGACTGGTTTGCCCAAAATTTGCTGATTTTTACAAAAAATTTTTTCAACCGATGAAAAAGTGTGTTATTGTTAAAGAGTGTTATTGTTAAAGAGTGTGTTATTGAAAAAAGTGTTTGAGATTACTTTACTTTATAACCAAAAAATTGGAAAAAATTACAGAGCACCTGATACTACCCCCCGCGATGGGGTCTGGGGGCTTTTCAAGTGTTATATGGCTAACTAATATTTAGGTCTTGTTTGATAGTTATATGTTTTATTAGAATATCGCCGCTGTTTGTTTGTTTACTAGTCAAAACATTATCAGTGGATTTTGGTATATCTATAACACGCCATATAATTAGTGTTTTGTTCTTGTTATCTGTTTATCTAATGTTTTATTGTTGTAGAATGTTATCAGCACTTGCCAAAACGCCTGGGACGGTTTTTGATGTTTATTTTTATCAACAGAACGATACAATCACACTGCCAAAATGGCAGTCCCGACCTGTCAAAATGGCAGGACATAAATCATTATACACAAACGATTTATGGCAGAACACGAATCGGCCTGTCAAAATGGCAGGTTTTTGGATATTTTGTGA